TCGAGTTTTTGCCCGATGGGAATGGGAGTGGGTACGGCTGGCGGTATGTGCCGATGCTTAATGGTGCTTCTACTGGATACGACCTTATTTTTATGTCTCGACGAAACTCTGCGACGTGGACGGAACGAGTGCGATTCGCGGACGATGGCAGCGTCGGCATCGGGACGACAAGTCCTCTTTCTTTATTACATATTTATTCCGCAGCCGCGCCAACGGTTATTATTGGTTCAAATCAAACTGCAAGTATTGTTTCATCACTGGCTTTTTGGGGAAAGGATAGCGCGGCCAACGCTCAACAATATGCTATTATTGAAACGTTGGCAGACGATTCCACAAGCACTTCAGAAGACGGAACACTTAGGTTTGGAACAGTGACCGCGGGGGTGACTTCAATAAAAGGATATTTTACACAAGGGTTTGTGGTAGGGGTGCCCACGGGGGGCGATAAAGGATCTGGCACGATTAATGCCTCTGCTGTATATGACGATGGGACATTATTAACTGATTATGTATTTGATAAATATTTTGATGGGGAAGTAAAAGAAGAAGATAAGAGCAAGTGGGGGAATTACATGTTTACGGATTTAAACGAAATGGTTGACGTAATTAAAAAAGACCGGAGATTACCTGTAATGCCAACAAGAAAGGAATGGAAACAAAATTCATTATCCATTGGAGGTTTTATTAATAAATTATGGCAAACAGTTGAAGAGCAGGCACTATATATTAAAGAATTACACGAAAGACTGTTAAAATTAGAAAAATAAATGACTTCTTGTGTTATAAAGATCACACTGGGATTATATAATTTTTCAAAAGGTTTAAATGAATAGAGTTTTTAAATAGTCTTTAATGCAAGACTGGAAAAGGTTTTCATATACAGTACCTATTAAAGAGCATTTATTTCAGGATAACGATTTTCTAATAAAAGGTATTGCAATAAATTCCACCATGACAAGAAATGGTGTGCTTTATGCCTATGAAGAGCTTGAGAAGAGTGCACATACATTAAAAAACAAGCCGTTATTGAAAGACCATAATAATAGCGTAGACTCGATAGTTGGCAGAACGACAGGAAACATAACTTTTTCCAGTGAAAAAAAGTGCATTGAATTTGAAGCTAAGATTTTAGAACCCAAAATAAAAGAAATGATTTCTGATGGGCGTATTCAGTCAGTTTCAATTGGTGCTGCTGTTCGGGATTTAATACCGATTAGTGAAGAAGATGGTGGCGGTGTAAAAGCCGTGGGGATAGATTTTCTTGAATTATCATTAGTTGCAGTTCCTGCGGATCCGAATGCTGGATTTGTCAAAGCAATATTTGAGAGTTATAATCTGAAAAACAGATTAACATCCGAAATGGAAAAGATGAGTAATCATAATAAAGAAGAATATCTGAAAGGTGATAATAAAATGGTAGAAGAATTAAAAACATTAGAACAACTTAAAGTAGAAAGAGAAAAGCTTCAATTAGAATTAGAAGAGCTCCAGATTAAAAAATTAAAGGAAGAGTTATTACAATTAAAATCTGAATCAAAAGATTTAACAAAAGGAATAGTCAAAGAAAATGAAGATGACGATGCAGAAGAGATTAATAATGACTTAAATAATAACGGCAGTTTTGTAGATGCCAAATATAATCTTGAAAAAAGTGAAATTAAAGGTTATGCGTTAACAGGAAATTACAAAGCGCTTGGTTTAAAGCGCTATGCGAGGTGAATAAAAAATGGTAGTAAATACGGCAGGTTTCGTTCCAGTATTTGATTTTGGTGCTCCTAAGATATTAACAGCAATGGCACGTGAAGCAGTCAGCGGCGGCCAGTTTTTGTTTGCATCCGGGGCAGATAATGTTGTAAGTTCGGGTGCGAATAGTTTTGTAAGCGCAGATTTATTAATAGCAACGGCGGCTTCCGGTGCGAACTTTTTAGGTGTAGCAATGCACAATGCAGGTAGTAATTCTACTGTAGCAGTACTTGTTGAGGGCGTAGTTATATCTACGGCTTATGGTGCTGTAACCGCAGGCAGACCGGTAGTTACAGATGGAGGGCATTCTGTAGCGAATCTGACAAGGGCAGGCTCACAGCCGGCAGTTATATTGGGTTCCGGTGATGAGACTCCTTGTGGAAGGGCATTAACAGCTGCCGCATCCGGTGGATATTGTTTGTTATGGGTTAATGCTTAGAGGTGAATAAAAATGACACAATTAAAACACGTTAAAGAATTTTTGGGGACATGGAAAGGCACTGAAGGCCAGCTTTTAATCCCCAGAAAGATTTATGACACATTAATAGAAGAGGCGGATAAGTTTTTGATACCAAGAACTGAAGCGGCATTGGTCTTTGGCCCCGGTGAAATCCCCGGTAGTTCAATTGATTTGGATCTGGTTACACCGGATTCCATGAATGTCAGGGAAGTAGCAGAAGGTGCCGAAGTTCCATTGGATGTAGTAGAATATACAAATCTTAATTTAAAGCCTAAGAAATACGGCGTAAGTGTTCGTGTAACTAAAGAATTGCTTGAAGATGCAAAATGGAATATACTTGACCATAATGTTCGTGCTGCCGGGAAAAGGTTCGCGGAAAATGAGAACTCTTTAATAGTTTCAGATGCATTGGATAGTGCAGGCAATACTGTAAGCGGTGGTGCTGCGATTACTATTGCAAACCTTACAAGAGCTATGCAATATCTGGAAGATAGTGATTATACACCTACGACATTATTTGTTGGAATGGAAGTATTAAATGATTTAAGAAACATTGATACATTTGTATTATACCAAAATATTGGGAATACAGATATGCTTGATGCAGGATTTTTAGGGACTATTTATGGATTACAAGTTATACGAGTATCGACAAATGCGGGCATGACAAATACAAGTGCTTATGTGACGGATAAGGCGCACGCATATATAATTGCAGAGAAGAGACCGGTAACCGTTGAAGGTTTTGATTTACAAACACACGACATGAGTGGTGTTGTAGTGACACAGAGAATCAAGGTGGACGATTTACGTTCCAGTGCAATAGCTAAAATAACTACTTCGTAATGGATAATACAATCTATATATTGTATTATTTATTTCAATCTTAAAATGGGTGATATTAAATGGTTCAAGGATTAGCATCAGAATTGTCTGATATAGGTATAGCATCATTTAGTGACCAGTCTATTTCGGGTCTTGTCATAGCAAGCGGTGGTGTTGGCGTACAACACATGGCTGCTAATTCTGTATCAGGCGGGATTATAGCAAATGCAAGCATACCCAATGCCAAACTTGTTGCCAATACATTGGATGCCTCAAAAATGAAGGTATTGGGTACAGGTTCTCCGACTGGGTTTGGTTTAAGTTTACAAACAGGAAGTAGTGTTACAACTGCAGGTAGTTTGGCAGATGTAGCGTTCGGAACGCCATTTGGTGCAGCGCCTTTCGTAATGTGCACACCGCATGGGACAGTTGATAGAGTAATTACAATTGTTGCAGGTAGTTTAACGACTACAGGATTTACTGCAATCAGTCATGGCGGTGCAAGCGTTGAGTTTGGATACATGGCTGTGGGCAGCGGGAATTTGTAACCATCTTTTATTTTTTTAAAAATAAATAGTAAGGAGATAAAAATATGAGAGACGATAGAATAAAAGAACTTTTATTTTCTCAGGGATTTAGTGCTCAAACTAATGCCGGGAGTTATGCATCACAACATTCTGCAAATGGTGAAGTTCTCGAAGTCCATTTTCAGTTTGACAGGGCAGGAAGTGCATGGCTTACATCCGGTAGAACAAAGGAAGAGTTCTGGAAACGTCTTGCATTATCTGGTACGGATATCGGGGTAAACAGACCTCGTGCATATGGGTATCTTTCTGCTGGTGGAAATCCAAGTACAGGCAGTCCAATTGAGCCATACGTGGTTAACGGCCCTATTTTTCTAAATGTTGGCAGTGTAGAATCTGGCACGCAACCAATGAATATATGGGTATTATATAGGTGATTTGTAGTGGTTAATGCAAATCTTGGGAGTTTAGCAACGAAAATACTTGATAGAGTAGATAACATCCCGACAAGTATTAGTGGGGCGTTGATTCAGATAGTTGATGAGGCAAGGTTATATGCAGAAAATTATACGGGATTAACGATAGGTTCTACTGCAATTGAAGATAAATACCAGCCAGCTATAATTGATCTTGCAGCCGCTCAAACTCTGAGATACATGGAAGTACAGGGGGCCAATGTTAGTTCTATTAGTCTTGGGGACTTATCTATTAATAAGGGGCAAGGTTCTGCCTCAATGGCATCTGCGGATGCATTAAGACAAGAAGGTATTGAGAAATTGAAAGTTCTTGGCAGGGTTTCACGATTCAAACAGGTTCTTTCGTGAGGTTACGACATGAGTTTTCATAACGAACTTGGCGGGGATTTAAACGAATTGTTTGGCTATGGGACATTAGTCAGATTCAAATACTTTAATGTAGCCTTTCCCGGTGGAGGGTCGTATTATGATGACAATGTAACTTTGACTCAGTCTGGTTCAGACTTATGGATTTCTGGTTTAGTTTTCCCGATAAATAGCAAACAAGGGAGTTTTGATGCGGTATTATTAGAACAGGGGAAAGTCAGGCAAAATGATTCAAGATTATATATAAATGGTTCTATAGGTACCAGTGGTACGTTTCAGGTTGGGATAGGTTCCCCACCTGCACGGGAATATTCTGTATTACCTGAAGGGATAACGGCATGGGAATCACAGGGTACAACTATTTTTAAAAAGGTATATCTTCGTGAGCTTTCTTTGGGGAGCATAGTATGATTGGAGTCAAATTTAATATAGTTGGGATAAAACAAATTGTTAATAAAATAGGAATAGTTTCGAGAGAAATGAAAGACGAAACAACCAAAACTATGCGTAATGTTAGTTTGTTTATGGAAAAGAAAGTTAAACTAAGTGTAGCCGGACGTAGTGTAGAAAGGCGAAGCGTTGATACTGGCAGGTTTATTAATAGTATTAAAGGCACATATACTTCAGATACAGCAAAGATATATTCAAAAGTACCTTATTCAAAACATCTGGAATATGGCACTACACAAATAAGACCACGAAAACACTTCCGGAACAGCCTTGCAAGGAATAGAAAAAAGATAAATAAATATGTGATTGGTGGTGTACGTGCTGCGGTTAAACGGTTCTAATTAGGATTTTATCGATATATATTCTGAATAATATAAATCTTTATAAACAATGTAGTCTTTATCATGTAGTAACAACATTAAACAGGTGAAAAAATGAAAGAAACAACATTAAGATGGGTTTTGATGGGTGTTATAATTTTGTTAATGGTTAACATTGTTTTAAATATATTTAATTCAAATCAAGAAAAAAACAATAAGGAAGAAATAAATCTAAAAATAGAACAGTTAATATTAGCTGATACAAAGCTGGCTAATAAACAACTGGAATTAGATAATAAACTATGGGAATTAGAACAAAACATATCAAAACATTCTGAAGACATAGATAAATTAAGCGATCTCGCAGTAATTCAAAATGAGATTAATCGAGAAGTTGCTGAGATGACGGGGCAGATTAGTAAATATATGGAAACCAATTTGGAATGGGCAGAATCCGTAATGAGAATGTTTGGGGTTGCATAATTATATAATTTTCCGAAAGGTTTAATTATAATCCTTTCTTAAATATCCTCGCCACATTTCAAACCACCTCTTTTTTTATTTTT